CGCTTCAGCCTGTTCTTTAATCTTTACGATAAGAGGCCACACGCCACTACTAGAGGGCAACTGCCCCAAAGTTTGTAATACAAAGTTAATCTCGTTAACATCTAACTCTAATTTCATGATTGACCCCAAGGTGTGCCAGTAGCAGTAACAGGATTCTTTTGCAAAGCGATATTAGCCGCCAGAGCAGCTTCAGTGGCTTCCTTGTCCACACCATTAGCCCACACCCATCCAAGGACTGTTTCTTGTGTCAGGTTTTCGTATGGAATTACAGGAGTTCCATCAGCCCAAGAACAGGTGCTATAAATTGATGCCGTGTAATCACCATCGGTAGCAGTAGCCTGCCAATGAGCCGTTATTACGAAGTTGTTTGATGTCTCTCTATCGAGAGTGCTAATTGTCCAGACTATGTTCATGCTAATGCTCCTATAAATCCATGATTTGCAAATTGACCATGCAATTCTTCTCTTGCTAATTGCACAAATTCTCCAGCATCTTCTTTTGATTTAAAAGTTCCAAGATGCTTACATTTACCATTTACCTTAATTCTTCCAATCCATTTTCTTGCTCTTTTATCCCAAATTACACCTTTAATTCCAGATGTATTGTGAGCAAACATTCCTGCATTACGTTGGTTTTCTGCTTTAGTTGCCGCACGAAGATTGCTAATGTCATTATTCATTGGATTGCAATCAGCATGGTCAACAATTTCAGGCAAATACCCATAGTGCATTAAAAATATAATTCTTGCCAATTGATGATGTTTATTGTTAATGCGAACAGTTACATGATGAACAGACCAACATCCTGCTCGTTTCCCTACGTGTTTAGGATTCCATTGTTTAAATGCCAAATCACTACAGAAATCAGACCGACAGCGTTCTTTCCAATACAAAGCACCATCCCTGTACTCAAACAAGCGGTGTGCTTCTTCTTGTGTCAAGGTCATGGCGTTGTGCTTTCTTGAGCCGCTTGATAAGCCGCAATCACTTCAGCAGTCCAAGCCGTATTGCAGATTGCAACGACATTTGCGGGAACGCCTGTTAAATCTTGTGCGGGTGTGAGGCTTGAACGATGGTAGGTTTGGCTTAATTGTTTGCCATCTTCCATGATTCGGGTTGCTTCACGATAGAGGACTACACCATTTTCTTGTACAAGAATTTGGTCAACAGTTGTGGTTTTAGTAAGTGACATAATTTTCCTTTTGTATGGTTAAACTTGATACGCAACATTAAACTGAATTGCATACGTTGCATCTATGGCTTCAGCCGCATAAATAAGATTTTGATACGCCAAGATTATTGCACCAGCAGTTGCTGTGGCATTTGTACTAACACCCGCTTGTTCTGGTGATGAAATTGTTGTAAAAGGTAAATTTCCCGATATTACTGACCCAGCAGTTGCGGCAACAGTTGTTGTTGATGACAAAGTTCCTGACACATAAACCATGCGACCAATTTTTGTGTATACGCCACTAGAACTAAATGTTCCAACTACAGTAAGTCCCGCACCTTGTGATGGTGTCCAAGTCCCTTCTTCATAATCATCCAACGTATTAGCGTCTGATGATGCTGATTGAGTTGCGGGGAATGCTATACCTGTACCAGACGATAAAGTTCCACCTTGAAGTGCAAAGGTCTGGGCTGTTTTAGAAGAAGCTACGATGTTTCCAGCCCCATCAGACAAAACAACAAAGTTACTACCTGTTGCTGAGATAGGTGCGGCTGAACCTGAGTAAGCACCAATAATGACATTATTACTTCCAGTAGTTACTGAATAACCTGCACCAGTGGTAACACCTGACTGACCGCCACCAATAAAAGTATTGTTAACGCCAGTTGTTAATGTTGCGCCAGCATTTGCACCAATAATCGTATTTGCATATCCAGATGTAACAGCTAGTCCTGAATTTATACCAATAGAAATATTGTCACTTCCTGTTGTAGAGCCTGATAGCGCACTTCTACCTATTGCAACGCTGTTATTGCCTGTAACGCTATATCCAGCTTGAAAACCTAAAAATGCATTGTTTACACCAGTGCTATTTGTATACCCCGCCTGATAACCAACCGCAGTATTGTTGTTTCCTGTGGTTGTATAAAGGGCTTGATAACCAATAGCAGTAATGCTTGTGCCAGTTGTATTTGTATACACCGCCTGATAACCTACAGCAGTGTTGTTAGATGCTGTGGTGTTGTTGTAAAGGGCTAAATGTCCAAAGGCAGAGTTGTAACTTCCTGTGGTGTTGAAATACAAAGTACCGCCAGTAGTGCCATATAAACCACCACCAAAAGCCGCATTTTGCGTACCTGTTGTGTTTTTATTTAAAGCAGTGTAGCCAACAGCAGTGTTTTGACCTGTAGTGTTTAACTGTAATGCCTGATAGCCAACAGCAGTAGAACTATCTGCACCTGCTGATGCTGTGTAAAGTGCTTGAGTACCAATTGCTGTAAGTACGGTTGCAGTTGTGTTTGTATATAAGGCTTGAAGACCAATAGCCACATTGTTAGGGCCTGTTGTATTGCTATAACCCGCCTGATAACCTACTGCGGTATTGTTAGATGCTGTAGTGTTGGCTTGGAGGGCATAAGCACCTAATGCCGTATTGCTTGCACCTGTGCTATTTGTAACAAGTGCAGACCGACCAATTCCTGTGTTTGATGCGCCAGTGTTTAAATTTAAAGCCGCACGACCAACTGCAGTATTATCATTTGCAGTAGTAACAGTTGATAGTGACCCTGAACCTACTGCCACATTTCCAATTCCAGTAGAAAGCAAATTAAGTGCAAGATAGCCTACAGCAGTTGTATGGCTAGAAGTAAAATTAAGTAAAGCACCAGCACCTAAAGCCGTGTTGGCCGCACCACTTATGTTTGTGCTAAGACTTTGATAGCCAAAAGCAGTATTATTATCACCTGTAGTGTTAGCCGCTAAAACACTAACTCCCATCGCAGTGTTATTAGCAACAGAACCACCGCCCTTACCAACAGTTAAGCCTTGTAAGGTAGATGCACCAGTTACTCCAAGAGTTGTAGATGCTGTAATTGAAGTAAAAGCACCAGCCGCAGGTGTAGTAGCACCAACAGTACCATTGATGTTGATAGAGGCTGTACCTGTAAGGTTAGTTACAGTACCGCTAGAGGGTGTACCCAATGCACCATTAAACAATACTGGCGCACCAGCAGACCCTGTATTAACCGCTAGAGCAGTTGCAATGCCAGTACCCAAGCCTGATACACCTGTAGAGATAGGAAGACCTGTAGCGTTTGTTAAGGTTGCGCTAGTGGGTGTTCCAAGGATAGGTGTTACTAGGGTAGGAGAGGTAGCAAATACTGCTGAACCACTACCAGTTTCATCTGTCAAAGCACCCGCTAATTGAGATGAAGTAAATGAACCCAAAGACGTTGCATTGCCAACAGAAGTGACTGCACCTGTTAAGTTAGCGTTAGTAGTGACGTTACCCGCAGTCAGACCTGAAGCAGTGCCTGTGATGTTTGTGCCTACCAAAGCAGATGGAGTTCCAAGGGCAGGAGTAACCAAAGTAGGGCTATTGGCAAACACCAAAGCACCTGATCCTGTTTCATCTGTTACGGCAGAAGCCAAGTTAGCAGATGATGGCGTACCCAAGAAAGTAGCCACACCCGTACCCAAACCACTCACACCAGTAGAGATTGGCAATCCTGTAGCGTTTGTCAAAGTACCAGAAGCAGGAGTTCCCAATGCGGGAGTCACCAATGTTGGCGAGTTTGACAACACTACATTGCCTGTACCAGTAGAGCTAGTTACACCAGTACCACCATTGGCAACCGCTAGAGTACCTGTGATGTCGCCAGTATTGATACTGATTGCATCCCAAGTAGCATTAGTTCCATCAGTCTGTAGATACTTGCTAGAGTTACCTGATTGGCTAGGCAATAGGTTATTCAGAGCCGCAGTAGCCGTAGAAGCACCAGTACCTCCATCAGCAACTGCTAAGTCTGTAATACCACTGATAGAACCACCAGTAATTGCCGCAGCAGAGTTATCTGTCTTCGTAGAGATAGCAGTAGAGATGTTATTAAACTCAGTGTCAATCTCAGTACCACGGACGATCTTTAGTGGATCACCAGGAGATAAGTTATCCTTGGTGGCGAAATTAGTACTTTTTGTATAATTTGACAATCTATTCTCCTTGTGTGAGCTTCATACTCACGAAATCTTGCCGTTCTTAGATTGAATCTCAATCTTCTGAATTGACAACTGTGTGCCGTTAATGGTGGTTTCGTAACCAGTTTGAACAATCTTTCCCGCACCAGAAGCATTTACATCTAGTGTCTTGATAAGCACACCGCCAGAATACTCAGCAATGCCATATTCAGCAAGACCATATTCATAGTTCTTCTGTTCAGGAATGTAAGCATTGCCCGACAGATAGTTGGCAGCAAAGTCAAATCCCCACTTAATCGTGACGAACTGGTCAGAGCCACCAATCACAATTGTCTTGATTCTTTTCAAGATGGAAATCTGATTCTGATTACCTAAATCTGCATGGTTGGTAAAGTAAGAAAACCGATAAGTTGATGTGTGATCTAAGAAACTTGCATACTTACCAATGTATCCACTCTTACCAATGTATAAATCACCATTGCGAAGCGAATAGAGGGACGTAGGAGCAATTGAATCCCACTTAGTGACCCTAGATGCACCATCTTGCAATTGCATCTTTGTGTCAAAGCAAAAGACCTGTGACGTAACTGGAAGAGTCAACAGATAAAAAGCATTCTTTTCTGAGTAAACAGACTTCAGATTAGCCAAAGTCTCTACTGCCAAAGAAGACACCAAGTCAGAACGAACATTCTTAGATAGGTCTCTCAAAGGAGCAGACTTCTCTTGAATAGTCCTCATCAGTGAGCGAACACCTGAGTCTGACAAGAAAATAACGTCTGTACCGATACTCTGAATAGAATCACGAGCAATACACCCAATAGAGCCTACTGTGTCGCTCAATTGAAGCGTAGCGGGTGTAGTAGCACCAGAGTAAACAAGAATCTGTCGCTTACCAAAAATGAACAAGAAGTCATTGTGAGCCGCCAAGCCCATGATCTCATCAGCACCATTAGGCCATACACGAGATACATCCAATGTTCCTGAAGTACCACCACCCCATACATGACCTGCAATCAGATCAGAGAAGGTAATCGTCACTTTATCTGTAGATGTATTAGCCACCCACAAACGACCAAATGCTGAGATACAGATATTGGCTTGCGGAACAGTAGCTACATATCCTGTCTTTTCAGAGACTCTGCGATAAGTAGTTGTACTTACTGCGGGGTCAAATATAAGCGGATCGTGTCCAGATTGGAAGAAGTAAGTAATCCCATTCAGAGAAGCACAATGCCAGTTATTAGCTGTGAAAGTAGGAGCAGAACCGCCACCACCATAGGTCAACTCAGTTACGGCATTAGAAGTGCCAAGTTTGAATAACTTGAGATTCCCTGCGAACAGAACAGTCAAAGTGCCATCAGTTTGGACTAATTCGTGAATGACAGTAACGTCATTAGCACCTAGATTACCCGATGATGGGTTAACCCTTGTGTAGCCCTTGCGAGAGCCAACACGACCATATTGGTCAATCACACAATTATTGGCGACCAAAGCAAAGCCAGATGCCAAATCTAATGGCGAATCTTGCGTGTTCAGGCCGAAAAAGCCTGGTGCGCTAATGCTTTGACTTTGTAGAGGAGCTGCCATTAGACCGCCACAAAGTTATCTTCAGGGTAACGAGTGC